ACTGGTATAGGTAATAGTGCTAATGCGTTAAAAATGAAAGAGGCAGTTAAACTTTATAAAACAGCTCAACTGGCTTACGCTAAAGATATAGAAGCTTTTGCAAAATTAGAAACTCTAAATGTTATAAGAACTATTGACGATCCTGCTGGTTTACCAAAAATTGAAGCAGATGAAATTATAAAACAAAATGTTCTTAACCTTACTAAAGGTAGGGAAGGTCCAAAAAAAGTTAAATTACTTTTAAAAGCAACTAATAGAGATTCAGAAGAAGTTAGAAAAACTTTAGCTAAAGCCTATTTAGATGATTCTCTTTTAAGGGCTGGAAAAGATTCCTTTGATCCATTAAAATTTAGTGGGACTAAATTTGCTAGTGATATTGAAAATATAAGGAAAAGCGGTTTAGGGAAAGTTTTGTTTGAAAATGAATGGGGAAAAGTTCAATCTTTAGCAAAAGCTTTATCATATAATGGAATTAATAAAATAGATGATGAGCTTCTTAAAAAAATTATTAACCAAAGTCCAGGAGATGATGTTATCACAACATTAACAAAAGTTAATGAAGCAAAAATTAATTTGGATAAAGGTTTTTCAGCGTCTATCATTAGCAAGTTAAACAAAGATTCATTAGATGCACTAGATTACGATGATGCCGCCCAAGCAATCTTAAATGATAACATAAGACCAAATGAAATGAAAAAAATTCTTAACTTTTTTAAAGATGACGCACAGGCTACAAAAGATATACAGGACTCAGTTCTTAAAGAAATATTAAAGTCAGTTGATGAGAACATATTTATAGACACCAGTGCGGCACATTCTTTACAAAAAGCACTAAATTCTTACAAACCAGAAACTTTAAATTTAGTTTTAGGAAAAGAAAAAGTAAAAGCTTTAACTAGATTAGCAGATGATTTAGTTTTTCTTAAAGATACTGCATCTAAAGGGGCTGGGGCTGGATCATTAATTGCGGCAAATATTAAAGCAGGTTTAGTTACATCTCCATTAGAGAATTTTCCAAAAGGGGCAAGATTTAAAATATTAAACAAATTTATGAATGACCCAGATAAAATGAAACAATATTTAGAAATGCGCGTTAAAGCAAAAACTCCTGAAGAGATTATTGAAGGAACAACTAAATTACTGGGTCAAACAATAGAAGAATCAACAGGAAAAAGTCTTCCAACAGGTTCTCAAATTTCTAATATAGCTAAGAAGACAGGAAAAGTTTTAGATAGAGTAAATAGAGGTCAAACTGCGGCTAGACAATTAGGTTCTCGTATGCTTCTTGCCGATACTGGGGCTACTTCGTTTAATCAACAATCTCGTGGAACGCCTGTTCCACAAGTAAAACCAACTGTTTTATCTGAAGAAAGTGCTTTTGGAACGCCTACAATAAGAAGGTCTAATCCTCCTAATAATAGAACAAAAGAAAGTTTAAGGAAACGAGCTGCACAAAACCCCTATATAGCGGCTACACTACTTGGGGGTCTTGGAAGCGCTGGATTATTAAAACCTTAATCGTCTTCGAGTACTGACTCTATTCCATATCTATTTTTAGTTTCTAGAAATGGCTGCATTGGTCTGACGTTTTCATAAGCTTGGTCTACAAGCCTGGAAAGTTGTCTTCCTATTGATCTGTCTTCTACATCAGCAACATGGACAAGTTTGTCGTAAGCACTTAGAGTAAGGCTCACCGATTTATATTTAAGTGGATTTGGCATATAAGGATTCCTTTAAAAAATGTTAGTAAAAGCACCATATAATCCCAGAAGATTTGGGTCAAGGTCTAAATACAATAATAAAAAGGTAACCATAAACGGTATAAAGTTTGATTCTAAATGGGAGTCTGAGCGTTACCTATATATAAAGGCTTTAGAAAGAGCTGGAACAGTAAAAGATTTAGAATTACAGGTACGTTTTGCATTAGAAGTAAACGGACAAAAGATTTGTACTTATATTGCGGATTTCAGGTACAAAAAGCAAGATATGAACGGAATTTGGACAGAAATTGTGGAAGACGCTAAAGGCGTTGAGACACCTGAGTTCAAATTAAAAAAGAAGCTGATGAAAGCCTGTCTTGGCATTGAAATATATTTAAGTAAAAAAACCTCTTGACACATATGCTACGTTATGGGATTAATGTTCCCGTGAACGAAACAAATATCAAGGAGGTCATAAAATGGATGGTGTTGAGCTATTCGAAAGACGCGAAGAATTACGTTATATCGTAAAAGATCTAAGCGCAGAACTAAAAGAAATTGATGAAAAGCTAGAAGATTTATTCTTACAAAAGTCTCGTGATACTTTGAGATCGCTGGGTAAAGACTTTGGCACAGCTACTATTGCAGAAGGCAACAGTAGGTTTAAAATTAACATTCCTAAAAAAGTAAAATGGGACAATGACATGTTAAAGGAAGTGTTTGAGGGAATGAATCCTGATGATGCTAACCACTTTGCAAAAGTAACATTTTCTGTAGATGAGCGAGTTTATAATGCGGCTCACAAAGAAATCAGGGATCTTCTTGAACCCTGTAGAGTTACTGAAATGGGTAAGTTTAAAATTGATAGAGAGGATTCTTAAATGAAATTACAAATTATTTCTGCTGACGAACGCATGAAAGAAAAGCGTGGTCACAAGATTGTAGTATGTGGTCAGAGCGGTGTAGGTAAAACTACACTTGCTCGAACACTGGACTCAGATAAAACTTTGTTCATGGATTTAGAGGCTGGAGATGCCGCTATTGAGGGCTTGCCTATTGATGTTATTCGTCCAAGAACTTGGCCTGAGTGTCGTGATCTAGCGTGTTTCTTGGGTGGTGGAAATCCATCCTTGGCAGATGAGTCTGCATATAGTCAAAAGCATTTTGAATATGTATCTGCTCAGTATGGTGATCGTGAGGCTATGATGACAAAGTATGATACTTTGTTTGTTGATAGTATTACAGTCGCAGGGCGTTTGTGCTTTCAATGGTGCTTACAGCAACCCGAATGTCATTCTGACAAGAGTGGTAAGTTAGATACCAGAGCCGCCTACGGTTTACACGGTCGTGAAATGATGTCGTGGCTTACACATCTACAGCATATTCGTGAGAAGAATGTTATCTTCGTGGGTATCTTAGATGAGTACACAGATGACTATAACAGAAAGCAGTATAACCTTCAGATTGAGGGTGCGAAAACAGGAAGGGAAATGCCAGGTATTGTTGATGAGATAATTACGATGGCAATCCTAACTGGAGAAAATGGACAGTATCGTGCGTTTGTGTGCGATCCATTAAATGAATGGGGCTATCCTGCGAAGGATAGGTCTGGCAGGCTCGAAACTCTCGAAGAGCCTCACTTAGGTAAATTAATTGCAAAAATGGGTAGCGGAAAACCACAGTCTGAAAGACCTTTGGTATTTGTTGACCCTAAAAATCAAAATTCAAATGAAGGGAAAATTAAAGATGCTTAATTTAAATAATACACCTGTTGATGAATCAACAAAAGAGTTTGAACTTATTCCACACGGAACTGTAGTTCGTGCAATTCTCTCATTAAAACCTGGAGACATGGAAGTTCCTGAGTTTGGTAGAGGTAACTGGTTTAAACAATCGTCGAATACTGGAGCAAAGTGGACTCAGTTAGAACTAACTGTCTTCGGTGGACCATATGATCGTAGAAAAGTTTGGGACAATATCTTTGTAGATGGTTCTAAAATGGGCCAAAGCGGTATCCCAGTGGCTAAAGAGATTGGTCTAAGAACTCTTAGATCTATTATCGAAAGCCATAATAATCTTGATCCTACGGATATGTCCGAAGCGGCACAATCTAAACGGCAAATCTCAGGTATTGACCAGTTGAATGGCATGGAAATCTGTGTTAAAATTAAGGTCGAAAAAGGCACAAATGGGTACGCAGATCAAAATAAAATGTTAGTGGTTCTTACTCCGAACTCAAAAGATTTTATCTCTGGTGGTGCGGCTCCTATTAGTAGCCAAGCTCCTCAACCTCAGTCCACAGCAAGTGGTCCTGTTCCTGATTGGGCTAGATAAAAGGCTAAATGTGAGTGGCTAAGGTGTTTATGACCACGCCGATTCACACTCTGACGAGGGGCAGAGTGCCACAAACCCCTCACCATTCTCTCCATTCCAACTAGAGGTTAATTATGATACTAAGACCATATCAAGATGTAGCGGTATCAGACGCATCCAAAGCTTTAGATGACAGAAAGAATACAATCGTTGTCGCGCCTACAGGTGCAGGAAAAACGATTATGCTTTCTGCTTTAATTGGTAAGAGATATAAAAAAGGTAATCGTGTCCTAGTTCTACAGCATCGCAACGAGCTTGTAGAACAAAACATGATGAAGTTTAGTAAAATAAATCCATCTATGAAAACTAGTATTGTCAATGGTACAGTTAAAAACTGGGATGGTGATGCAGTTTTCTCAATGATTCAGATGTTATCAAGGGATAACAATCTAGCGAAAAGACCTAAGTTTGACATGGTAGTGGTAGATGAAAGTCATCACGTTGCCGCTGATACTTATAAAAAAGTAATCAATGCCGTTAGAGATGATAATGAATATTCAGAGATTGTAGGATTTACTGCCACGCCTAACAGAGGCGATGGAAAAGCATTAAAAGGTATATTCGATAATTGCTCACATCAGATTGAGCTAACCACCCTCATTAGAGAAGGATTTTTAGTTCCGCCAAGGGCGTTTGTAATTGATGTTGGAGTTAAAGATAAACTAAGTGAAGTTCGTAAACTGGCAAACGAGTTCGATATGGAACAAGTCGAAGCCATAATGAATAGAACTGTTATTAATCAGCGAGTGGTTCAGGAATGGCTTGATAGAGCAGGGGATAGAAAGACTGTTGTATTCTGTTCTACTATCAATCACGCCAATGCGCTGCTTGATGAGTTTTTAGCTGAAGGTATAAATGCAGAAGTTGTAACAAGCGAAACACCTAAAAAAGATAGATCACAGATTTTGCACGATTTAGAACATGGCGATGTTCAAGTGGTAGTAAACGTAGCAGTTTTAACTGAAGGTTTTGATGCTCCACCAGTGTCGTGCATTGTGCTGACAAGGCCATGTTCTTACAAATCTACAATGGTTCAGATGATTGGTCGAGGTCTAAGGATTATTGATCCAGAGCTTTATCCTAATACAATTAAAAAAGACTGTTTGGTCTTAGACTTTGGAACAAGCATCATTACTCACGGTGCTTTAGATGAGGGTGTAAACTTAGCAGGAAACGAAAACGATGGTGATAAAGGTGTAGCTCCAACTAAAGAATGTTCTAATTGTGGTTGGATTGTTCCTCAAAACTCTCGTGTTTGTCCTAACTGTGGTCATCTGTTCGAGGCGCAAGATAAGTCTGAGCTACATGACTTTGAGTTAACTGAATTTGATCTGATGCAACTGTCACCATTTAGATGGATAGACATCTTTGGTAATGGCAATTGCATGATGGCAACTGGATTTGACGGATTCGGAATAGTGGCTACAATAGGTGAGAACTCAATAGGTCTTGTGAAGTCTCAGAATGGACGCTTAAAGGCTGTTGCGATTGGTAGCAAAGTACAGGCTACTTCTGCCGCAGACGACTTCCTGAGAGAGATTGAGAGCAGTAAAGCAGCTAACAAAAGCAAGAGGTGGTTAAATGATAGAGCTACACCAAAACAAATGGAACTTTTAAAGAAAAATAATGTTGAAATCAACTTTATGGATTTCTCCTGGACAAAGTATAAAGCCGCTTGTTGGTTGAATTATCTTTGGAATAAAGATGGAATAGATAAAATGGTTAAGGAAATGGGTTATGATAAGAAATAATCTTTTAGATGCGGCTAAAGCAAAGATTAATGTTGATAGAGCTGATGTCTACGGTGATGCAAAGTTAAATCACAAGAGAATTGCAGATGGTTGGAACGTCATCATAAACTCTATTGATGGAGACATTAATGAGGGCCATGTGGTTCTAATGATGGATTGGTTAAAGACATCTAGGTTGCTAGAGTCGATGCACCATCAGGACAGTTGGGAGGATAAAATTGGCTATTCAGCTCTAGGTGGAGAATTTATGATAAAGGAAGAGCAAGATGCCAAGGTTTAAGATGAATGTTTTTTTAATTAGTGAAAACACTGAAGGAGAAATATTTACGAATGAATTTAAAATGATTTGTTTTGTTAGGAATAGTTACGACGACCAAGAAGTAGCTGATCGTGCTGGAGAAATAACTAACGATTATATATTAAAATCTAAAAATAATGTTCTTTTTGGCTCTTGTTTTTATTCAGCTAGAAAAGATGACAAGCCTTACAATTGGGAGATGTTTTCTTTTAAAGACAAAGGACTTGACGAGAAGTATACAGAAAGAGATTTACGTCATATGATAAAATTATACACTCCAATTGAGTATATTAAAAAATTTAGATTATTTTCCAAAAAGGAAATGCTTACTAACAACAAACGAAAATTACATTAAGGGGGATACATGACTGATAAAATAAGTCCATTTAAAGAAATAGGACATGTGTGTAAGAAATTTGGTTGGGAAACTAAATTATGTGAAATGTCTCAAGAGCAAATAGAAGTATTAATTTATGCAATACAGCAAACAACACCAATCGAGGAGGAAATTTCCATTGATAGACTTGAAGAGAACTACTTTATAATCACAGGAAATTGGCCGACAAACAGCACCATCATCCCGTTCTAAAGATTTAGAGAATCAAATCTCAGACGCAGTAGACGAGAAGATCATTGAGAATAATAAAAAAATACCGAAACGCAACTATATAGGCGCTTCGTCAATTGGTGAGGAATGTAGCAGAAAAATACAATATAGGTTTATGAACTATCCTTCTGATCCAGAAAGGGAATTTACTGCAAAGACATTGCGTATTTTTCAGTTCGGACATGAGATTGAGGATTACGCGGCTAAATGGTTGCGTGATGCAGAGTTTGATTTAAAAACAGAAGATAAGTTTGGAAAGCAATTTGGGTTCGCTATAGCAGAGGATCAAATAAAAGGTCAC